CATGGATAACATCAGCTGCTTTCTGTGCTATTTTTGCACATATTTCTAGATTTGATAGTTCATGCCAATATTCATGGTTTCTTAATACCCATTCAACAACTTGACTATCAAAGCGTAGATTATTATAACCTACCCAATAAGCATCAGCATTAGCCTCTGTGTATCTAACAAACTTATCTAGTTCGTTTTTCCATTTAGACACTTGAAAGCTCTTACCAGCTTTACCAGGCACCATACAAACTATTAAGAATAGTTCTTGCATGGTTTCTATGTCGTAACATATAACAGTATCACATGTCTTCATATAGTTTATGTTTTCTTGTTAAAAATATAGTGGCATCTTTGTATAGATAATCTAGAAAAACTTTTGCAGATTTACTTTTTATCATCATTGTATGTGCACTAACTTCTTTTTCTTTATATCTTTTATATGTTCCTGCTGGAACAATTTCGTTCTGAATTAATTCATCTCTTAATGATTGTATAAAACCTTCACTAGAAGTAATGTTTACATGATAATATGGATTCACTAGTTTTTTATCTTTACTAATGTGACCATCACCATCAAAGTAACCTCTAATGAAATGATGAAGTAAATGTTTAGGAACTTGTTCTTCAGATGGAAACTTAAGAGTTAAAGACTTTCTTTCTATACATCCTAATTTAATTAAGGATTGACATAGCAGTTTACTGTCTAAAATAAGTTTCGAATAGATTTTTCTATCTAGGTATAACTTTGCTGAAGAATTGATACATTGACTAAATTTATCAAGTATGTAAGAGTCTTCATTAGCTAATGTTATCTGTACTCTGTTTCTTTTCATGTAAACATTTCCATCAGCAAATAGTAATCCTAGAAAGTAAGCTTTATCTTCTGTATCAATTACATCAAAATAGCTTTGGTCAAAATTGTTTTTACGTATAAATGGCATAATTTTATATATTTGAAACAAAGATATGTTATACAATTGAAACTACAAAATAAAGTTATCAACAAATTATTTTTTCTTAAATTTTAGATATTGTTTATTATGTTCTTCTTGTAATTGAATAGGAGCAAACTCTTCCCAATGCTCTACAATTTTTTGAGCACATACTTTATGAAGCTCTTCTAAAAAAGCAACACACCAATGATCTTCTAAAGCATCAATGTATTGATTGGCTAGCTCTTCATAGTCAGGAAAAGATCCTGTTTCACTTGAAATAACTGCTTCTTCTAATGATACTTGGATCTTATGAAGAAAAACATGAACATATGTACTATTATCTAATTTAATTGATTTCATATTTTTTATTTTTCATAAATTATTACGTTTTCTTTCATGTTCTTGTTTTTTATGGTCTTTCCAATCTAGCCAAAAGCCTATTGCTACAATAATATTCATACCAAAGGAAGCTATGATTTCATAAATGTCTTCATATATGTTAGTAGTAAGATGGATATGTCCTACCATCCAAAAAGGTATAGCTAGGTTATTTGATATCCATCTTACTAAATAATTTATAAACTTCATAGCCTACAAAGATAATCAAAATTATTATTATTGCAATAACAAAGTTAGTTATTCTTCTAGTCCATCTTCTAATGTTTCATCCCAATCATCAAATTCATCTTCTGGTGCTAGAGATAACACAACTTTACCTTCTATAAGAACAAAATCATCTTCGTTCTCATCATATTCAACATCAACGTATCCTTCAAACTCTCGTAATAGATAATTGATATCATCTAGTGTAACTTCTCTGTATTCATCAGAATCATCTCCATCATCCCACCAACCTATTTCATCATGTGAAGCAAGTAAACCTCCTTCATCATCAATGATGATTAGTTCTACAGGAGCACCATGTTTAGCCATAAATGCATCAGCATCTTCAGGAACTTCTTCTAGTTCAAATAGCTCAATGTAAGGATCTACAACACCAACAGATATTCTGTTAATGAAAAGCATACCTACCTCCAATTCTGGAGGCAGATAGCTTGACAATGATATTTCTGCTGGATACCACATTATTTCTCTTTTACAATTTCTATTAGTTTTAAAGCTTCTTGTAAACCAGTTTCTAATGCTTCTTCATAAGTATCGAATCTTCTTTCATTATAAATTTTTGTATACTCTGAATTGTACTTAATATATTCTTTACCATCCATGCTCATAAAATATGGAATAAAATCCCATTTCTTAATGTTTGGTTTAAAAGTCATAAAAATATTAATGCCATGAACTTCTCTTAACCATTTTTGAAGAAGTGATTGAGTTGGAGCAGAATATGCCTCATATAATTCATTCGATAAATCAATCCCTTTGTAGTTATTTACATGATAATGGTTATTAATTTCAATATCATTAACCTTGTAAGATTCTCTGTGGTTAGGGTCATCATCGTAGTTATAAGACTCTTTATAAATAATATAAGACTGATTAACACCAATTTCAAAATTCTTTTCTTTAGCTAATTTAGCTGTTTCAAATGTTATTAATTCTTCTTTCATAATTTTATTAATTTTTTAAGTTTTGCTTCTTAACAATATCTATCAGCTTGACCAAACATTCAAGTTCTGCTTCTTCGTAGGTCAGAAAACAATCTTCTGTATTTCCATTAGAACAATGATTAATTAACTGTATTGTAAACTTCCACTCTGAATTCCAACATTCAACAACTGTATTAATATTATACTTCTCTCTAAACCATCTTAAAACCAAAGCTTGTTCTGAAACTCTTTCAGCACTATTTAATGGTAAATCATCTAACTCTTCTATTGTAGTAGCAGAATAATGTATATAACCAAGTTTTTTTAATTCTTTAAATATTTTCATTTGTTATGTATTTAAAAGTGAAACCACTACATTGTTTTTGTTTGTTTCTACAACATTTAGAAATAGAACCACAATCTATATTAAGTTGTCTTGATGCTTCTCTTGCAGATTCAAACTCTTGTATTAAATTGTTTTCTAAATCATATTGTCCTACCTTTTTTCTAAGTTTAACAGAATGTTTTTTCCTTTCTTCAGGGTCTTTATATCTTTCTTTATGACCATTAGATGTAGAATATTTACCTCTTTTTACGCCTGTCATTGCTTTAGATATTGCTTGTTTTTCTTCATTAGTTCTTTTTCTACCAAGCAAAGCATTTTTAATTTTACTTTTAGTAGAATTGTTATGTCCTACTCCTTCACCACCCTCTGATAAATTACAGAGGTTAGTGTTAGAGTAATAAGAAATCCAATATTTCTCTCTTTCTACCCAATTATCTTCACATTCTTCAATAATTTCTATTATAGGAAGTAAATCATTTGACAATAATTTAAGTATCCAAGAAGCTAATTTTTTACTTCCTGTTTTTTCCAAACACTTTTTACTTTTATGTTGAGCAAATCTTCTTTTTATATTATTAGTTTTGCCAACATACTTCACTTCAAAAGTTTCAGGATGTCTAAGTATGTATATGTATGTTTTCATACTATATACACTACAAAAACTATACCAACAAGTGTTTAGATGACACTATATCTATTAATTCTTTTAATAATAACTGTTGAGATTCAGTGTCTAAAGGCATTACACCTTTTTCAATATCTAATTTTTGATATAACCATCTAAATGCTTGTTGGTAAAGTGGTGCGTCACATTCAAAAGTAACATCATCACCAGCACTTTCAGCTTCTTCAATTTCTCTTTCACCTATTTGTATGAATGGTGTATTACCATCTTGTTGGAAGTATTTAGCAAAACAAGGTTCATCAAATCCAAGTTCTTTAAGTTCTAACGCTGGGTTATAAGGTACAAAATTTTTTTTCATGTTATTGTTTGTTTACTAGTTCTAATGCTTTTTCGTGTCCTTCAAGAGCATCTTCATAAGATGTATATCTCTCTTGATATTGATCGTGTTCTCCTCCAAATATCATAGTTTCCCATAATACTGGTTTACCTCCAGGTGTCCAAGAATGGTCCAATCCAAGAAAAACTGTTGATACTGTTATATCACCAATTTCATCTCGTTTGACTGTTCTTCTATCTGAACCCTCTTCTAACCAGTCTGCTGCTTCTATAATAGAAGCAGGAATTGGTTTATTGTTGTTGTTTAAAATGTACCATCTACTCATATCTGTGATGTTAATTGTTTAACTTCAGAGAGAATATCATCAATAGACATATTCTCTCTTTTATTTTTCTCAATTTGCTCTTTGATCTGTTCTGTAGGAAAGTGTTTTGTAAACTTTTTACCTATAGTTGGATAAACTTCTGCTAGAGTAGCATGTGAATGACGAACATGTTCACGTACTGCTATACATTTAGATCCTATATATTTAGCATAATATGGATCCCATTTAAGATTTGGTACATCGTTGTATCGAAAGAATTCAAATTCTTTACCAATTATGTCCTGTGTTTCCATTACTAGAATCCTGCTAACTTAGAGAAACTTACATCATCTCTATTCAATAGATGAGCTAAGCTACTTTCTTCTCTCTCTGTAAGATTAACAATAGAAGAGATTAGTTCTATTCTGCTAGATGTAATCTCTTCACCATACACTGCTTTCACCTTCTGACCTATTTCCATAAGTTGTGGTGCATTAAAATGATTGATAGGCTCACCATGTTGGTCTTGCCATTTTCCGTTTACCACGCTCATTTTGTTATTTAGTGTTTTCATATTTTATTTCCTTTTTTAAAATTATCAATAGCCCATAAAGGCTGAAAATTTGTGTAATGATTAAGTTTAATTAAATGTTGCTCGTCTGTTGCTTTTGATACTGGGTATATATGATCTAAATGCCATTTTCCATAGTTATCCCAATTCATTCCTTCAGTAAATTGATTTTCTAAATGTTGTTTAAATTCTTCATAAGAACAACCCAATATTTCATAAGTTCTTGATTTTTTAGTATACCCTTGTCTTTTGATATGAGTAGATATTGAATTTCTTATACAACAAGTTAATTTAAACAATGAGTCATTTAATCTTTTATTTTTGTTATATTCATTTAATTTGTCGTTTATACTTTTTCTGTTGTCTATTCTCCATTGTTTATATCTTTCTTTATTTTTTAAACGATATTGTTTGTTTTGTTCCTTTAGTTTTTCTTTGTTTTTTAATTTATACAATCTTTTATTCTCTTTATTTTTTATAGAATATTCTTTTCTGTACTGTATTATACGTTCTGAATTTTTTAAACGTTCTTCTTTTACACATAGTTTACAGTGTGAACGATAACCATCTTTACTTGATGTTAATCTTCCAAATTCAGAAAAATCTTTTTTAATTTTGCATTTTGTACATGTTTTCATATTAGTTAAAATAAAATACCCCATGGATTGGAAGTAGAGTTCCGCACCACAGGGTTTATAAAAATCTTAAATTGTAATAAGTTCTCTACCAAATATTACATTGGTAAATGTACAACTTTTTATAGAACTTTCCTAATATAATTTCTAATTTTCTTGTTTTTCGATTACTTGTTCTTTAATTAATTTAATTACGTGATCACTGAGTAACTCAATGATATTTACTCCTTCTACTTCTGCTGTTTCTAAATCAAACTCAGCAGCTGCTCCTGGATAACCTTCCATATTACTGTCGTATAACTCTCTTGGTTCTTCAGGTTCATAGTCACCACTAACTGTTAGTGTGACATCATAGATGTTAACATCTACCGTTATAGTTTTAAACATAAGTAAGTTCTGTTATAGTGGTTAATGATTTATAGCCTTTCATTTCTTTCTTAAATGTCTTATTGGTTATTTTCTGCAATCTTTATTGCTTTAATTGTATCTGCAACAAGTTTTTTACCAGTTGTGGTAAGTGAATCTGTTAAGTTCCAATCAAATTGGTCGTGTAATATTTTTAAAACTTCTTCGTAATGTTCCATAATTTTTGTTTTGTTTAGTGACTAATTTTTGCAACTGCAACAAGCTGGAGAACGTTAGTGTTCAGATAAAGAACCTATATCTTCTCGAACAAAATCTTTCAAATTTGGAAATTTATTAAGTAATTCTCCTAAATTATTACACTCTATAAATTTAACTTGTAATTCATTGTGAATATTTAAAACAGTTAATGTAATATCTAATAAATCATTTCTTAAAAGTGTAACAATTCCTATTTGGTCATCAATGTAGAAATCAGGAAATATCAATGCTTTTTTTAGCTCGTCATAATGTTTTTGCCCATCTTCAATATCTTGGTCAAAATCAGGATAGATACAGCTATTTTCTTGCTTCGGTCTGTTAAGTATATTTCCACAGCTATCGCAAAGAATAAACCAATTTAGATATAAAGGGTAATCTAACATATCCGAAATGCTAACATCGGTTTTATTCAATGCCTGCGCTTGGGAATTATCAGAAGTGTTTTCGCTATTCATAAGTTTAATGTTTATTTGTGAATTTCAGTTTTGAAATACGGCACTGAAATAAAGCCGAGAACCGTTAGCGGTAATACTAATACAAGTCCTCCGAGAATAATCTGTTCCCTCGAATTTCCTTTATATCCATTACCTGATTTTCTTTCAATGCAATTATCAACGCTTCTTCACGGCTTACAAATCTGTTTTTAGATGTAAGGAAGCCTTGTTCATTTTCTCCGCTTTCATAATCTCGCAAACCAGTTACAGCACATTTTGTATAAATACATTGTCCGTGTCTATGTCCGCTAAATACTAATCCTGTTGGGCAGTTCTTTGGGTTTGTGCTTTCAAATGGAATTTCCTTTTTAATTGGAATTTCTTTATACCAAACAGCAGCACAGATTATTCTCTCCGAACCCGTACTACCGCTAACAGCACCTATATTCAATTGCGGAGTTTCTGATTCATTCATATTTTCGTTTTCTGACATAATTTTGTGGTTATTTAAAGTTTTCGTTTTCAAAATCCGCAACTAAATATAGCTGCAAACCGTTAATCAATAATTTTCTTCAAGAACTGCCATAGCTGGCGTTACTGGTTCGCAACTAAATCTACTCAATAATACCAATGATAATATTAACCATATTGCTATACCTATAAACAAAGTCTTTAAAGTAAAATTACCTTTTACTTCTTCGTAATAATCTCTAGTTTCTTTTCTCATAATTTTTGTTTTAAAAATTCAATTGATTTCTTTATTGCTTCTTCTTTTGTGATATTCTTTTCTAATCTAATAGAAAAGTTAATTGAAGATTTTTGTTTGTGCAAGATACATATTTTTAATTTTACCGCATCATTCTTTGGTCTTGGCATATCTTATTTATTTTTAAATTGTTCGTTGTAGTATTGTTCTGCTTCTTTATATTCTGAATCTAAAGGTTTTTTTACTCTTGCATCAATAATTTGTTGCTTTTCCATTTCTTTGGCTTGTTTAATATCACATTCAAATAACATTCCCATTTGAGAATTTTGTGTTTCAATTAACCATTCAACTGCTGTTTGTTTCATAGTTTATTTCTTTTTAAATTGTTTATCAAGGATTTTTTCTAATTCGTTATAGTTATAGTTTGGTTCAATTTTCATTAGTATATTATGACACAATAACCTAACACTTAACTCACTATACATTCTTTCAGCTTGCCATTCAACCATAGCTTCCCCATAACATTTAATGACACCTTTATAAAAGAAAAATAAATCATCATCTTGTAAAGCATCTCTTAACCCATCAATATTATTTGCTAATATTCTTTCAGCAGCTTCTTCTAATGTTTCTTGTTCAAGTTCGTATGAATACTTTTCTAAACCTTGTTGCTCATATTCTTTAACTGATTGTTTAGGTTCTTCTTTTTTACTAAACATAGAATTAGCAATAGACATAATATTTATTGAATTTTCAATAGAATCTTCAAATTTAGTTTCTTCTTTTGGAATAATTATCATATATTCATAAGGACTATGTATTTCTTTAAAACTTCTAAACTTTTCAACTTCAACAAACTCACAACTCGGATGAGCCACAAACCACTCTAAAAAATCATTATCAATAGCTTGTACACCATCTTTGATTAAGTCTTGGTCTGTTGTTAGAATGATTTTTTTACAATCAGATAAACTATATCCTCTACTAAAGTTACTTAAAGGTACTTGAGATAACCCTGTAGGTAAAATTATTATTTCACTATTAGGTAATAAAATACAATCTCCTCTTTTAATTTCTTCAGTGGAAGTGATGTAAATGTGTTGAGCTTTAAAATCAGTATGGTTTGTATCAAAATCTTCTACTAAAGAAAATGTGTTTTTCCATATATCTTTTATTAAAGTGCTTGGTTTATCTGTTGGTAATACGTGTATGTTTTTCATAGCTTCTTTTTAAATTGTTCAAACCATTTTTTCAAAGTTATAGATGTCATAATACTTTTTTCATCTTCTTTAATATATTCCATTGCATTTTGATTAAAATTTTGTAATAAATCTAAAACTTCTTCCTCACTATACATTCTTTCTTGTTGCCATTTAGCACCTTTTAAAAATAAATCTAAATCTTTTGCTTCTTTAATACTAAGTTTATTAACAATTTCTTCAAGTGTTTCTTGTTTAGGTTGTTCAATGCCTTTACAATTTTTTGTCAAATAACCTAAACATTCATCTGTACATTCGCAATCTTGTTTAGGTTCTTCTTTTGGAATGATTATTTTGTAAAAAGTATTATATATTGTTTCTTCTCGTTGTAAATCTTTAATTTCACAAAGTCTTTCATCACATTGTCCACAGCATTCTTTTTCGATTCCAACACTCTCACAACTTGGATTCTTAACAAACCATTCTAAAAACTCATTATCAATAGCTTGTACACCCTCTGTAGTATCACTAACAGTTATTTTACTTCTAAGAACGTGTTTTTTACATTTTGTACATTGAAAACCATCATTAATAATATTTACAAAATTATGCACACAAGTTTTAGAGATTAAGGCTTGGTCTGTTGTTAGAATGATTTTTTTAATATAAGACAATAACCTTGCATCACTTAAATTGTTTTTATTAACAACACCTCCATAGTGATTGTTTTTGGTATTAAATACATGGTATCCTTCTTTAATTTCTTCATCAGAAGTGATGTAGATGTTTTGATTATGCCAAAAGTCATTTCCTTTTTCAAATTTGTCCGATAAGTGAAACTTACCCTCCATTTCATAAAGATAGGTTGGTTTGTCTGTTGGTATTACCCATAAATTTCTTTTCTTTTCCATATAAAATTATTTCTTTTTAAATTGTTCAAACCATTCTTTTAAGTCTAATATAGGATATGTTAATAGTGCTAATCCTAAAAATATAATTGCAACATATTCTTTTAATAATTCCATATCTTATTTCTTTTTAAATTGTTTATAACTCCAATGACCATGGTCATTGTATAACTCCCAAAGGATTGTATAGTTTTCATCAGAAACAACACAATGTTCTCCATATTCTCCATTATTGGCTGCTTTACAGCATTCTTTTAAAGAATCAACTAATAGAACATATTTACCATTGTCTCCTGTGTCAAGCTTACCCTCATTGAAAGCAGCTAGTTCTCCTGCTCTTGCGTCTAATAAAAAGTATTTCATAGCTTTATTTGTTTACAGGTTTAGGTGTACATACATGTCCATCACTCCATTTGATTCCTGGAGGTGGTGTTGTTTCTGGTGAGCTGTATTTTGTACCACACTCACTACATTCAAATTTGTTCATTTTCTCTTTGTTTTATTATTCTTTCAAAAAAATCTCCATGGAAAGTGCTATGTGCTTCCACATTTATTTGTTTCTTGATTCCATTTGATTCATATTTACAAATGCTTCTCCAAATTACAATTCCATCTTGTATTCTTTTAAAATATTCAAGTTTCATATCTTACTCTTCTATAAATTTAGCTTCTAAATATTGTTTTCTATTCTCTACAAGTTGTAATATCTTTTTACCTAATAGCTCAGCTTGGTATATGTCTATATCCATCCATATATCAAATCCATTTACATCTTCTTCATCAATGTTAAAAGATATATGTCTATCAAAATCTTCTCCTATATAAGCATATATACTTAGATTTAATTTACATTCATTTTTTTGAATATCTTCTATTATACGTTTATTATCTATTCCAATTGCTGTATTTATTGCTTTAATTCTCATCTTATTTAGTTTTATTGATTAAAAGAATAAGGGCTCCACTACAGAGCCCTTGAATTCCCCTCCTTAATAACCCAACTTTTCTAGTTGGTCTATACTGGCCTCTACAATATACACACCATGTGCTATTGTACATCCGAATGCAAGACTTATTGCAAACGCTAATTTTCGAAAATGCCAGAATTCTACTGGACTTAATTCAATTGTTTTCATGTTTTTATAGTTATTAAGGATTAATACAAATTAAAAAAGCCTCTAGGTCAGTAGAGGCTTTAGTCGAGAGTTTATTCATTGCAACTCACAAGTGTTCCCTATCCACAGAGACCATAGATTACAAGTTTAATGTGGATGTAATACCACGATTGATGAGGTTGTAGGTTTGTAATCTTCTATCATAAGTACTCATCCCCTATTCTGCCCGATAGGACTTAACATTCGTGGCATGCAAACTACCCAATGTCTGTTACTGTGCTATTTGCGTCAAGTAACTGCTGTGATTGAGACAGGATTTGAACCTGTAAGTGTATTGAAGCTTCGCAGGCATACACAACCATTTGTTGCTTACTTCTTGCGTTTACCATTTCGCCACTCAATCATTAAATCCCTACACACTTGAGACATGTGTAGGGAAATGGCAAAAGTTATGTACAATGCAAAAGACATAACTAGTGGAGGTGCGCAGGCTCGAACTGCGGTCTTACATACTTCATTATCAATGTTTTATACAGCTTTTTTACCCACACTTATTTAAAGAGTCTGCGGATCATACTCTAGGGTCTACTGTGAAAAGTAAACTAACCACCACTCAATTTAATCTAATTGAGAAATCTATATGGCAATTTTTATAGTCAGCCAGTGTTTGACTCAATCACCTAGTCTTTGGTTAGGCAGCCACAGCTAACTCTACTTCTCTTGAAGTAGACCCTATAACAGTATCACTACCATTTAAAATGTTATGAACTACAGTCATATTAGCTTGTACTTGGGTATTCTCTTTTTGTTTGTCAATTACTTGATTTCACCTTAGTTTTAAACAGTTATCTCTCTGTGCTGAACATTAATAAGTAACATATGCAATCAAATCCATGTCACCCCCAATATTCCCATGTGCATGGGCACTGTGTCAATAGTTGTGTTGTTGACCAATGATCAACTTGTAGTAGTCAGGATAGGATTCGAACCTACATGTAAGGATATATGTCCATCGCATACCATTCTGCCACCTGACTTAGCTTCTAACAGATTATAAGTTCTGACGCTTTACACAGCTTAGCTATTATGTATAATATAGGTAAGTTCAATGATACGCAGACATTACATTGACTATTTAAACTGCTTATGTGCGATTATAGTCCCCAGTGATTATACAAAATCCCTGCAAATATAATTCACAGGGACTAATAAAACAAACAATTAACTCTTAATTTCTTGTTTTCCTACTTCTTTAGAATAACTGTAAACTTTTAAGTCATACGTAACTTCTATTTGTTTACCATCTGTAGCAAGACAAAGATCTTTTAGTTCATTACTGAACTCCATCAATGATACAGCATTAACTTTATATGGAAATGCATCTGTACCAATACTATCCTGCATTATCTTCCTATTGTGTCGTTAATACAATAGCGTTCTTTAAGAACTGCTCATAGTTTCCTATGAGATGAGACTATATCTTCATCCTAATTAGGATGTTCCCCTTTTCCACTCACTTGAGTGTACTCGCATTTCAGCGATAGTCGTTGAACGTCTATTGTTATTCTATCTTTTTTAATATCTCTTGATGTTTTAAAAATTTTCTATCAAGATATATTGTTGCATTATTATAAATATAATCTGTAAACTTTTTATATCGTTTAGTAGATTTTAAATATAATGTGTATGTTCCATTAGTTCTTTTATCATATTGTAATGATTTTGGAACATCTGGAATAAAATCACAAATAAACTCTAAAAACAATTTAGTTCCTACTATTGTTATACCTGGAGAACCTTTGTATGTTTCTTTTCTTCCTTTTTCGAAGAATAAACAACCATCACCATCAAAATGTCCTCTGATAAAATGATGCATTAGTTCTTTTGGTACATTAGTAATGGTACTAAGTGTTTTAGACTTTTCATAATCTAATCCATATGCATTAACATCTTTAGATAATTGTTTACTATATATCTCAATTACAGCTTTTTCTGTAATTCTATGCTCCTTTGAGTATTGAGATGTTCTAATAAATACATCACCTGTATATGCAATACTTGTTTTAAATTTTTCTAAATGTGATTTATCACTAATATCTAAACAAATTCCTACTGTATTACCTCTTTTATTAAGGTAACCATCAGCTGCAATAAAACCTAACCAATAGGCTTTTTCTTCTGTGTTAATTTGTTTAAAATAATCTGTATCAAATGTGTATTTTTTCATAATTTATGATTTATACAACAAATATACAAATAACATTAATGATATACAAGATAAAATAACATTATTTCGCTGCTGATTTCCATATTACCCTCGTAGGTGTAACTTAGGAGTCCCAGCAATTAAAGGAATTACGGACATATATTACTATATGTCTAGGCCAATTCGACCATCATTTATCACTAATATTTCTGGTTTTTCTTCAGATAGATTTACATCAAGATTACACAATCTTCCAGATTGAATTTCATCAGCAATATGTTTAACCATATCACCAACAGCTGTAGTGCCACCATTTGGATCATTAGAGAAATGTCTCCAGAATTCTATTACATCTTCTCTATTCTTGATGTGTTGAAAATCTAATTGATCTGTATCATATACAAAATAACTAAAGAACACTTCAGCTTCTCCTTTCATAACATATCTAAACCTGTCGATTAATATAGCATTAACCCACACTTGTTTTTGTGTCTCATCCATACTTCCTGAATAATCTAGAATAATAACAATCTTCTGAATCTGTTCTTTTCTATCAACAGGTACATTAACAGTTAAGTCTTTAGTTAAAAACTTACTTCTGAAGTTAGGATAGACCTTCTGCATTAGATTCATCATATGAATCTGAGAATAATCTCTCATAATCATAGTGGAATACTGATCAGAATTGGCTACAATCTTCTCAGATATTTCTTTCTCCACTTTGAACTCAGATCCAAACTGACCTACAAGAGATAGATGATTCATAATTTCCATTTTTCTATCTTTACTAAGCTCATTAAGATCTAGCTGCTCATTGATTGTTGGATCAGAATATAGTTCTCTATCAAAGTCTAATCCTTTAGTCATATCTGTATCATCTTCACCCTTTTCACTATGTTCTTTATCATTATTCTGTAACTTCAGATAAATAGAAATAGCTTGTTCTAATGGAGAAAATCCAGGAATGAACTGATCATATATACTATCGTATAAAGATTTCTTTTGTGCAATAGCACTTTTATCTTCATCAGATAGATTATCATAATCTGCATATCGCTCAATTAGATATTCTCTTTCATCAATCATCTTGAAATAACACACACGTGCTAGTTCTTTGATTGTATCAACAGATGTTTGCTTAGGTGCATGCACTTTCTTTCTGATCTCTGCAGCTGTTGGTGTTAGATAGTTGATTGGATCTTTAACAACAAGATATTCATTGTTATCACCACTACCATAGTCCCAAGAGTAAGAGAATGATGACCAGTTTGATTTAGACCAGCCACTACCACCATATTTACTTTTCCAACCTCCAGTGCTCTTTTTAGGAGCATAGGTTGGGGCATAATAACTATCGTAATAGTCATCATACCCATCATCCCATAACTTTCCCATCTCTTAGATAAATGAAGCAATGGTTAAGTTCTTCTCAAACTTCTCAAGAGCAGATGTAGCTGCTTTAACAAGCTGTGAGTGTACATGTACAACATCATCACCCACTACTAATCCTTTGATATCAGACAATTGCTTCTTAAGGTCTGAAATAGCACCTTTATGTAACTTCTCATCTTCTCTAGATACTAATGGTAGAGTGTTTAATGTATCAATGCTAAATGTAATAGCTGCAGACAAGTCTCTGAACTTGATTGTTGATTCAAACTTCTTGATTGCTTCAGAGATTAATGATGGTTTCTTAGCAAACTCTGCAATGAATGACAATGATTCTGGACCACATTCATCATACACTTGATATGCTGTAACAGCAACACGAGGACTAATAGTAATACCATTCTTAGCATACTCTTGTAATAGATAAGGAATCACTGGATCCACTTCTCCTTCACCAAATTTACTCTCAAGTAATTTGTTGTATGTGATTTCTGTATAGTTGTCCCATATTACATTCAATTCTAATGGAAAACGCTCCATTAATGCCTTTAATGACATATTCTTAGAGAATTCATCACGAGTTCTGTTAGTACAACAGATAATGAATTTAGTGTTGATAGGAAATATCTGTGTACCATTTCTGAATACACCTGATGATAAAATGTCCTTCAACTGCTCTAAGATGAAATCAGGTGCATCGAATAACTCTTCGAAGATAACATATTCATGATTCATGAATGAATTGTGTACTAAATACTCAATCTTACCTGTTGTTTCAAATGTAGGAATGTCAAGACCACCAAACAATCTGTCTGTAGTCATACCTGTACCCATAGTTTGGATGAAAGGCTCAATACCTTTAGCTTTTAAGAAATCTAATGTGATCTCTGATTTACCATGACCACCTGGACCATACAATATCACATTCTTACATGTAGAATAACCTACGTTTAGAATGTTAACTGTTTTATCCATAAATACGAACTTGTCTGCTACTGGATTCTTTACTGCGTTCTTTGTTTTTGTTGCCATTGCTTTCTTTGTTTTTGTTGCCATTGCTTTCTTTGTTTTTAAGGAGTTTTGATTTAATTGCTTTACTTGTTCTATTACTTCTGTAATGTCTACTATTTCTTTTTCTTTAAGAATATAATCATGTGATTCGAATAACCAACCATCCATTGTGAACGATTCACCTTGGTCCATTTTTGAATTAAACATATCAGGAACATCCTGACCTAGATATTTATTCATGCCACCTTCTTCACACCATCCCTGTGGATAACCATCATGTGATGATGAATAAGAGTCTTCTAACCAAAGATCGTCTGATTGAAATTCTTCAATAGTTTTAAATCTATATTTTTTCATAACTTTAATGTAAAAGGAGAGCCATTATAGCTCTCCTGTTGATTCTTCTTCTTCTTCACCACACATGATGTCAAACTGATTACCAATGTGTCTTAATCTCTTTCCTAATTGTATAGCAAGACTCTTCAAGGCCTCAGGTGTTAGACTATCTAACCACTCCTGTTGTTTTTCTTCTGTACAATCTTCAAAACATGTAGGTTGTCTTTTAACATCACCTGGTAAAATGTCAAATATGAACACACCAGATAGATTTCTACGTGGTGTATCAATCTTCATCACTATCCTGTTCTGATTGTTTAGCAAGACCATCAAGGAAGTCTTTCACATCTTGTGGAAGATCTTCACCATCTATAAGACCACCTGTTTTACCTTCTTCTG